AGGAACTGGATTTGATATGGACACTAGTCCAACACCATTGTCGTCTGTTCCTTTTCCAGAGTTGCTACCGTCCCCAGAAACATAAACTACTTCACTCCAAATATATGATTTGGTATTTTTATTATTAACTGTGGTTAAAGTATTATTAGGTGCAAAATATTTTCCCGTAGGAGGTACAAATTTTACCAATGCTTGAGATTTTAAATATCGCAATGGCGACTGAGTATATTGCCCAATAGGAACTGCTAATGATGTTACAGAGTCTTTAAAATATCCTGTGGCTTGATTGGACACAGAGAAAACATTGTTCCAAACAATGTTAGTGTCGCCTGTTAAAATTCTTTCAAACAGTTCATAATAAAAGTCTCTAACTTCTTCTTTAGAAACTAATGGTTCAATTTTAGATTTAACAATTCCATATACTTCATTTTTTGTATTAAAATTAAAAGTAAAACTTGTAGTATACGTATTTTGATAAATGCAGCCGTCATCTGAAAATAAATTTATTGAACTTGATCTGCCTGTTGGATCATTAATTTCAAAATATCTAGAAATTCCAGAAGAAACTCTGTTAATAGATTTTACTTTAACAATGTCTTGATTAATTGTAATAGGAAGTACATTATAATCTTCGCCTGTTATCATTCTATTTTGTGTATAGTACATCTGAGGAGCATTTTGCTTAATGCTTTGATTGCTTTCACTCTGTGCGCTATTTGATACACTTACTTGTAAACTCAAAACTATTGATAATGTCTGAGATTGCCCTGCTCCGTTTAGGTAAGGCATCCTCACTTGAATATTATTCATGTCCTGCGGACTGATAATATAACTAAGTCCGTTACTAGTCCTATAATATAATCTAAAATTACCAGAAGGTAATTTTCCAAAAACACCATCGCCAAAGTTTAAATCAATTTGATCATTCTCTCTAGTTGATGCACTATAGATATTTTTTGTTTTGTTTTTAATGCTGTTATAAATGACACTGGTTCCACCAACAGAATCTAATTTAGTCCACATGGTGGACAACTCTCCATTGGCGTCTAATTCATAAAGCCAAATATCAGAATTATTAATGTTTTCTACATCAACACCAATAACTTCATTAGCTATAGGGTTTGTTATTGTAAAATCACTACTCTGTAGTGTACCTTCTTTAAATTGCACGAACCATCCACTATTTTTGCTGCCACTTCCTTTGTTGTCATTTTTATAAATTACACCAAAACTAGCACCAATCTTTGGATCTTGTTCGCCCACAGTTGATCTGTCTATAATAGAAGAGCCAACAATTTCAAAATTCATTGGAATTCCGCTGACTGTTTTAGAAAAAGAAAAAACAGGAACGTCGGCAGAAACAACATTTAAATTATATTGTTCATTAACTATACCATCTATTGTTCTTCTTGAATTAGGTCTGCCAAATGTAGCAGAACTCATTGCAGAGTTCATTACGAATGTAAACTGCTGATACCAATCTGGATTAGTTCCGTCGTTCCAAACAACAATTTTATTTGAAAGATTAGTTCCATTTGAGTCAATTATATTATCACTTGTACTTACAGACACTACCTTTAGTAGACCGTTTGAAGTTTGATTTCGTTTAGGATTATAACTGACCAACTTGGCTAATTTTAATATACTTTCTCGTCTAGTTGCAGTTTCTAAAAAGTTTTCTCTAGCATTTAAATCAACTCTAAAGCTCAAACTTTGTGCCAAAAAGGCAATCATATCAATAAGTGCTACATATTCACTGCTGTCAATATAATCATTAAAACTTTCAGGATAATTTTGACGGAGATACTCAATCATGCTCCTACGAATAGTTTCAAAGTCGTAGGATTTAAAGTCAGCATTCTGAAAAGTTTGATAAATTTTGGTCCAATCTTCAGCAACCAATAGTGAGTTTTGTCGTTCTGTGCTAGCCATTGTGGGTCAATCTCCGATATCCATATTTATTTTAAAAATTATCTGCGTGTTTAATCAACTATCAATCCAATATCTCTATCAAAAGATAATTTGATATTTGATCTTTGATCAGTGACTCTATACTTTACTGTTATTTCTAATAATATTCCGCTGGAATATTCGTCCACTTTAACAGCTTCTGGTTCTATTCTAGGTTCCTTGTTTAGTATTTCTCTGATATCTTCAGTTATTGCATTCTTAGTTGATTCAGTTAATGGTTCAAAAATTGCGTCCCATATAATGGTACCAAAAGTTGGATCCATAACTCTCTCGCCTTTTCTAGTATTGAACTGATTTAAAAGATCCTGTCTAACACAGTCAAAGTCGTACATTTTAAAATTTTGGCCTGGACGATTACTATTGAACCCTTTGTACACATGTACTGTTGAAATTCCATAGTTTGAAACTTGATTTGAATTTGGCTTTATTACTAATTTTTTAATAGGCATGACTCTGTCCTTATACGCTTTGTGCTACGTTACCGTCTCTGTCAGTTTTTATAGGTTTAAATTGTTCTGGGTCAAGACTTTCGTGATGATCCCATGGTTCATGTGTTGGTACTCGCAACATAATGCTTCTTATATCTGGTTGACGATAATAATTATTGTTCTCCCAACCCTTCTGTATGCCCTCGGTAGCATTTCTATCAGCTTCTCTATAAGGCAATACAAAGGTATCCAATACTGGTACAACGGTGGCTGCTTCTGGCAATATTGTCAATGCTTCTAACGCATTAAGAAGATTAGTTTCAGAACTTACGGACTCTGGAGCAGGTGTAGGGCCGTTCATATCTATTAATGTAGCACGCTCAATATGGGCTCCACCTGCATTAAAGACGTTAGCACCAACTGCTGAAATATAGTTTGCACCTCCAGTATCAACAACAAATTCGCCAATACTTTGTATATTTGTTGCGGCTCCAGAAATAACACTTAAACCTAATCCAGATCTTATATTCATTTCTAACAACGACTGCATTTTAAAATCTGTAGTCGCATACATGTTTATATTTCCAGTTAAGGCATATAAATCAATACCAGAAGTTAACGGATTTAAAGGATTTACTTGTGAAGTAAGACGAATTTTTCCGCCGCAATTTAAGTTAACATGGCTCTTAGCAGAAAAATTACAATCAAGTCCTGCATACCCTTCTACTATGCCACCTGCTTCTAAATGTAAAGAACCTCTAGTGGCAACAATATTAACGTTGTTGCCTGCTTCCATGTTAATATTTCTATCTGCACGGAAGTTAAAGTCAAACTCTGTATGAATACTAACACTATCTGCGGCAAAGATGTCAATTTTACCGTCACTGGTAAACTCCATCCATGCAGTTCCCTTACTATTACAAATGTAAATTAAATCTGCACTATTATGTAATAGTATTTGATGTCCAGTTCTAGTTCTAATCCTAACATGTTCGTCTAATATACCTTCTTTTTTTGTTTTTTCATCTTTACCAATGTATCCATCATCCATGACAAATTGTGTGCCACCTTCTCTTTCAGTATAAACATCAAACGTTTGATTTTCTGGTCCTACTGAATATGACTTGCCTTTAACTCTAACAGGCCCAGGTGTTGATATTCCATAAACGTTACTGATAGCGTCGCGGCGAGCACTGCTGGTTGTAATTCCTCGAATAGGATCTTTTAATAAACCTTGAGTTGCCAGTCTTAACGCAAAAGGATGTATTGGTCTTTTAACTGCATCAATTGAATCCAATCTTTGATCTCGAATTCTTCTATTAACTTCCATAACTGGGACATTGTCTGTACCAATTTTAGTTTTTTCTTGTGGGGTTAACTCTACTGATTTAGACGCCGCAAGGCCTGGTACCATATGATTGATACCACCCTCAGGAACACATCCAATCCAAAAACATCTATTTGCAGTATTGTTTTCAATGAAAATTACAACGACCTTAGTACCAACATCTGGAGGTACGAACCACATGCCGTAGCTTGACTGAGTACTTCTCCAATCTCTATTGTTTGGATCCATAGCATCATAAGGAGTGTATCCAAAAAATGACGGCAAATATTCAGCAATATATTCTACTAAATCAGATTGTTTTTTACCTTTGACTGCCCCTCTATATAGCACAACCTTTAATGCGCCCATCTTTCCACCGTCTAGAATGTCAACCACTTCAGCAATTACTGGACCTTGTTTACCTATTAGGTCACGTATTTCACTATTAGGTAATTCAGACGATATGCCTAACTCTTTTGCACTCATGACTGATATTCTCCTGGCTTACATAGCAGATCATCTAATGGACTAGTTTTAGGTATTAAACCTGCTCTGCTAATATCCTTACTGAGCACTGTTATGTCATTGACAACTTTTGAACTTGCTGATATCAATTTATCTTGTACTTGTCTAACTGAAGAGTTTGTTTGTGCAACTGTTGGAAAGTTAGTAGTGTTTAAGTCTTGATCTAGTTCAACTGATGCCACACCAGAAGTATATAAATCATATGGGTTGTATGTTCCTAATAAATTAGATATTTGGTCATCAGTTAACGCTAAATTTGGTGTTGTTCCTGGACCAAATGGAATACTAATTGTTGGGACTTGCAAATCTATTTGTGAAAAAAATCCACCTGGAACGGTAATTGTTTGCGGATCAACATCTGCATTAATAGGATCATTACCAATAAATGCGGCAGGCGGTCTTCCAGAATAAAAACCATCAGTACATCCTGGAATAAAAGGTATGTAAGGCAGTAATATTGGTGGAGGGAACTTATACTGCAAATATTCTCTTAGCTTTGCTAGAAACTGAGTTAAAGGATTATTAATTAAAATATTCAAACCAATTGTTTTGTTGATTAGATCTCTAATTCTTTCTAATGCTACCTTAACTGGTTGTGGTAATGATATCCATCCTTGTCTAATTAATTTTGCAATCAAAGATGCTGCCAACAATGGATTTTTTAAAAAGCATTTGAATAAATTTTCAATACTTGATACTGCTGATTTAACATAATTTTTAATAGCATTTATTTTTCCTCTCAACACTTGTAATAAAAAATTAATTCCTTGACTAGCACCAAATAAAGTTGCTAATGAAACGCCTGCATCTATTGTGATATATTTTGGTTGCGGTGTAGGGTCAGCAGGTGAGTTACTTAGACCAAAGATACCTAAAATTCCTTGTATAATTGCAGATACTTGAGCGAATTGTGGTATTGCACTAAGTGATCCGCTAATATTAATTCCAAACGTACCATCAGCTTGTAAGGAAAAATTAATAAATCTTCCAGGTGTGCCGCCCTGTAGAGATTTGGCATACAAACCACCAGTTGTATCTTTTTCTATTCTAAACCAATTTGTTGGAGCACTTGCTACTGTCATCTTAAATCCTTTATCTTCTAATACTTAAATCAATTTTTTGTTCACTAAATCTATCGCCTGTATTCAACGAGTCCAACTGTGCCAATAGTGCCATGTCTTGCTGTGTATTTCTATTGCCTTTTAATTTTTGTTTGAACGTGCCATTTTGAAAGAAAGATTCAATTTCTATTACAGTATAGTGTGCGCTATACGAAGCTAATCTTCTTGATTCGCCTTCATTAGCCGCAATAAAACCATCTTTGTTTACATCACTAGGCGCATAACACAAAACTCTAATCCCTGGATCTACAGTTCTTATTGCTATACCACCATCAACAGTAAACAACCCACCTTCTGGACCAGTACTCACTTTAGCGGCTTTGTCAATATATTGTGTGCCTAACCACATTGGATCGCCTAATATTTCTAAATTCAACATTACTTGTTCATATGGATTATTGATAATTTTACTAATATCTCTTGAAAGATCAAAAAGTGGATTAGTCTCTGAGCCTGACCTCACTTGATCTTGTTTTGCAGAACCACTTGCAGGTATAAAGGTTGTAGTAGAACCAGCAGGAGTAGTTGTTTTTGGCACAAAGGCAACAACTGCAACAGGTGCTTTTACCACATCACCGTTTTCAGTCTTAGAAGGATTTGAAGAGCCCTGTGTCTCTGGCTTTTTACCGTAACTAGGAGTTATTAATTTAGTCCATAACTGATTGAAATTAATGTTGAGTGATGTTATGTCTTTGTTATTGCCTGTATAGTTCCACTCGTAAATTCTCGCTGTTAGTTTTTCATAATCTCTAGCAGGAGCAACAAATGAAGGAACAAAAATACTTGTCAATTTAGTGTAATGAACTTTTCTTGGAACGATGTAATAGGTAATTATTTTTTGATATGTTGCCAATGATTCTATCCATTCTCCATTTTCAATTTCAGGAATAATTCTCCACCAATCCAACTGTCCATCATCTTTGTTATAATACCCTGCAAATTTTACTTTTACTCTGTCTACTAGATAATAACTATCAACGATGATGCTATCAATCATTGTTAATATGCCCATTCTTCCGTCAATAGTTAGTGTAATTTCTGGTTGCTCTGCGTTGTCTGCGCCTGTTCTTTCTCCAATTGATCTAGACACTTTATATAAACTTTTGTCTTTTAAAAATTCTCTAACGCCAGAATCTTGAGCCGAGTCAAACATCCTAGTACCTTTTATTTTAGCAGTAACTACATCTGAATTTTCATCAACAGGATTATTTTGATCATCAACAAATAAAATTTTAACTTTGGTAGGAACAATATCAGAATCTTTTTTCTTAGAGTCTCCAATACCATTTAAAGCGTTTTCTAATGACGCTATCATATCCCCAACTGTTTTACCTTTTAACTTAATTGACTCTGGCACAATGTTGACGTCATCTAATTTAGCAACGTCATTTAACGGTATTGCTGACAGTTCGTATTTGGTTCCCTCACTAGTCAAACTTGCTGTTAAAGATACAACTGATAAAGTATAATACCTAGTAGAATATGGCACTACTTCTGGCTCTTCTGAATTTTCTCTGTATCCTACAAAATCAATTTTTAGTACAAATGCGGCATTTTTATCAAGTGTATAATATCCTTTGGCTGCAAGCCCAGTCATAATAGATGTTAAAAACGTATCCATACTATATGGTTCTACAATTTTTAATTTGACCTGTGTTCCCCAATCTTTGCCGCCAGATCCCATGGCGCTCTTAATATAAAGATCTTCTAAATAAAAATCAAATTTATTTCTATTACCATAAGCAACCATATTAACAAAAGATTGCAATTTATTAAGTTCTTCGCTACCGCTAGGCGTAATTCCGTCAACGTTTTTACCGTGACTTTGAAATACTATATAATCAAACCCATTTGTTTTATAAGATTGAGTTTTCTTCTCTTGACCAGACACTATAGCTAAAGTGACTCTATAATTAAAGGTACGGTATTGATGCAGTATATTATTAGCAGGAAAAGGATTACCAAATACCAGTGTATTTAGAAAATCTCTTTTAGCATTTGATATTACTTGTCCAATATCTAAATTGTTTCTAGTTATCATGTTTTTCCTGCGCCTAACAACGTTAATAATTTTTGTTTTTGTGGGATATAAATTTTTAATCCTGATACTAAATCATATATTGGGTCTTTAATAACGTTAGGATTTCTAACTGCAAACACCCACCAAAGTCTAGGATCACCGTATGCATCATTTGCCAACAAGTCTGGTCTGTGTTGATATTGGCTTGGTAACTCTACCATGACATCATCGTCAAGTGCAGGCACCGCTCTAGGCGTCCAAATATCTAAATAATATCCATTAAATTCAGTATCTCGATAAGGAGAATAATTTGAATATTGTGCATTTATCATAGATAGCCTCTTCTTGGTAATTGACTATTAAGGAATGCGTCAACTCCAAATCTAGACATTTCTGCTCTGCTGTATACAGGTATTAATGTCATTGATATTGTACTCATTGTTGGTACTTTATTTTCAATTCCATCAAAACTGAACCCAGTTGTATAATCAACATCAGATGGAAGGTCTACACTATAACTACCTACTACTACTGGAACATTTTCGTAAATGTCTGTACCATAAGCATTAAACCTACATATAGGAGGTGGGGCACCTGGTACACTATCATTACCTGTCTGCATTTTGGTAATTGCTCTAAGTGCATTCAGTGTTGCAACATAATAATATGCTTCTTGTTGTGACTGTACTGGAAATTGCCCTGACACTTGTATGGTTCCAACATCTCCATTAGAGAACGAGTAAACTTGATAATTATTATGCTGAAGGGTGGATGCTACCCAATTAGCTTTAATGTCTTGCTTGATTGAAGGAGTCACTGGGAAATAAATGCCTCCCCAACCCAATTTATCATTACCCAGCATTTGTAATTTTGTTCCGGCGGCCCAGTATTTTCTAGGTATGCTTAGATATACTCTATTTTTAATGCTGGACTCTGTGCCCAACCTTGCAAAACCAATCTTAAAGGTTGTACCAGTAATTCTACCGTTTGCAGCCTGCTGTATCAAATTTGTACCGTATACCTGTGGCGGAAAGGTATCTTGAAACTGTGCAAGACCGTTTGTTAAACTATCGACTATATCACCCATTTTGTTTAATCTCCCAACATATTTATTTGACAAAATTAAGTGCGTAGTTTATAATATAAGGAATAGGAGTCTATAATAATAATGACAACAACGACTGCAACAACTACGAAACGCAACAAATATTTGAATAACAAGGATCTATTACTACAGATCCATAGAAGCAAGAATACCTACGGTTCATTTGTGGACAAGAAGTATGAAGACTATGATCTTATCCTAGGTAGTTTAGATAAAATCAATATTAGGACTGTTGCCCAAGCAAAAAAGAATCGAGCAAAAAGATTAGGGCAACAACTATACGCATCTAAAAAGGCAGCAGGAATTAAGGATGTAAAATTAATAGACTGCGTAATAGATTATAAGAAAGTCCCAAAAGAAGACGTAGTATTTAGGATAATGACACACGAGCATATCCCACTTGCGCCAGGTCGTAAGAAAACTGTTAAGTCAACTGCTGATGCACACGAGCGTTGTAACTTTCCCCCTTATCAGCACTGGGCATTTGATAATAAAGACAACTTGATATGTGTGGGTAAAAGCCATTGGAAGGGCGATTTAAAGAATGGACTTTTTAGTAAGGAACACGGTCGAATTACAGAAGAACTAGGACGTATGTTTTTAATGTTGGCAGAGAGATATGCCCAAAGAAGTAATTGGCGTGGATATACCTACGTTGACGAAATGAAGGGGCAAGCGATTCTTCAACTTAGTCAAATTGGGTTACAGTTTGACGAATCTAAATCAGAAAATCCATTTGCTTACTATACTGCCGCAGTCACTAACAGTTTTACCCGTGTTCTTAATATTGAAAAAAGAAATCAAAATATTCGAGATGACATGTTAGAACAAAATGGATTGACTCCAAGCTTCACTAGACAAAATCAACAAGAATATGCAGAAGAAACTGCAAGACAAGCTGCCTTATATAAAGGTATGAGACAAGCAAAAAGTGACGAAGACTCTGATGAGGAGGTTTAATGAGCAACTTATTTAAAAAAGCTGCCTGTTTTACAGACATACACTTTGGATTAAAAAGTAATAGTAAAACACATAATGAAGATTGCATGGCATTTGTTGACTGGTTTATTGACACTGCCAAAAAAGAAGGTGCAGAAACTTGTATTTTCTTAGGCGATTGGCATCATAATCGTAGTACTACGGATGTTAGTACTATGAATTATACTGTTAGAGCTTTAGAAAAATTAAATTCTGCATTTGATGTCGTGCATGTTATTACAGGCAACCACGATCAGTATTATAAAGACAAACGTGATCTCCACAGTTTAGAGTACGGCAGACTATTTCCTAATATCAATATGGTAAATCATGAATTTACAGAAGGAAATGTTACCATACTTCCTTGGCTTGTTGGCGATGAGTGGAAACGAATGGAAAAGATCAAGAGTCGTTATATCTTTGGTCACTTTGAACTTCCATTATTCTACATGAATGCAATGGTGCAGATGCCAGATCACGGAGAGTTACAGGCTACGCATTTTAAACATCAAGATTATGTTTTTAGTGGGCACTTTCATAAACGTCAAAATCAAGACAAGATACATTATATTGGCAATGCCTTCCCACACAACTATGCAGATAGTTGGGACGATGCACGTGGTATGATGATTTTAGAATGGGATAAAACTCCACAATATATAGATTGGCCTGATTGTCCTAAATATCGAACTGTCAAACTCAGTAGACTTTTAGATGAAAAAGACAGTATAATGAAGAGCAAAATGTATTTGCGAGTAACACTTGATATTGATATCACGTTTGAAGAAGCGAACTTTATTAAAGAAACTTTCATGAACGAGTATGATATTAGGGAACTTAGTCTAATCACTGAAAAAGACAACTTAGAAGGACTCATTGAAGAAGCTACAGATGCAAAATTTGAAAGCGTTGATCAAATTGTAGCAGAACAAATTTTGGCCTTAGAGACTGGAACATACAATACAAATACACTTTTGGCAATCTACAACGGACTTCATGTTTAAAATAAAAAATATAACAGTAAAAAACTTCATGAGTGTGGGCAACCAAACTCAAGCAGTGGATTTTGATAAAAATCATTTGACTCTTGTACTGGGTGAAAACCTAGACTTAGGTGGCGACGACAGTGGCAGTCGAAACGGCACAGGAAAAACTACCATTGTTAATGCCTTGTGCTACGCATTGTATGGCGAAGCGTTAACCAAGATCAAAAAAGAAAATTTGATCAACAAGACTAATGGTAAGAACATGGTTGTCACTGTAGAATTTGACAACAATGGACGCAGTTACAAGATAGAACGTGGTCGTAAACCAAATTTTTTAAAGTTTTACATAGATCATGTAGAACAAAAAACAGGAGACAATGCTGACGATGATGCACAGGGCGACAGTAGAGAAACACAAAAATCTATTGAAACACTATTGGGCATGAGTCAAACCATGTTCAAGCATCTAGTTGCATTGAACACCTATACTGAACCATTTTTAAGTATGAGAGCCAATGATCAAAGAGAAGTCATTGAGCAACTACTTGGCATAACATTATTAAGTGAGAAAGCAGAATTACTTAAACTTCAAGTTAAAGATATTAAAGATCAAATTCAAGCAGAAACTTTTAAAATTGAAAGCATAAGGAGTAGCAATGAAAAAGTCCAACAATCAATCGATAGCCTCATTACTAAAAGCAAAGCCTGGGAAACAAAGAGAGAGCAAGACATCGCAGGATTCGAAAAAGCGATTCGAGAGTTGCGCTCTGTTGATATCGAGGCAGAAATTACAAAACATACTCAGCTAAAAGAATATGATGAAAAATCTGCTAAGATTAAATCCTTAAACAAGCAAAAAGCGACCTTAGAGACCGCTGTTTACCAAGCTGACAAAGCAGTAAACAAATATACCGCAGAGCTTGAACATTTAGATGAAAATAAATGTCCTGCTTGTGAACAAGAATTACACGATCACAAGCACGAAGAAATGCGTAAGGTTGCAGAAAAGAATCTAACTGATTCTATAACATATTTGGAAAAAGTTAACTCTGATCTAATGTCAGTTCTAGCAGAGCTAAAAGAGATTGGCGAAATTAACGGTCGTCCGTCTACATATTATGACACTGCTGAAGAAGCATATAATCATAGAAACAATGTAGAATCATTAGAAACTGCACTATCAGCAAGACAAACAGAAATAAACCCATATACAGAGCAAGTAGAAGAACTTAAGAAAACAGCCATACAAGAAATATCATGGGACACGGTTAACGATTTAACTGGTGTCAAGGATCATATGGATTTCCTACACAAGCTATTGACCAATAAAGATAGCTTTATACGCAAGAAAATCATTGATCAAAATTTAGCATACTTAAATAAACGCCTAAGTTACTACCTAGCCAAGAGCGGATTGCCGCATCAAGTGAAATTTTTGAACGATTTAAACGTCGAAATTACACAACTTGGACAGGACTTAGACTTCGATAATCTCAGTAGAGGTGAACGAAATAGACTAATTTTAAGTCTATCTTGGGCGTTTAGAGACGTTTGGGAGAGCTTATATCAACCCATTAATTTGTTGTTTATTGACGAATTGATTGACGCAGGTATGGATGCCGCTGGCGTAGAAGCAGGGCTTGGAATACTGAAGAAAAT